GTACAAATGCCAGGCGGTGTTACATTAGATGGTCCTAGAATTATGGAAGAAGCACAAAGAGAGATTGATAAGATTGAAGAAGAAATGCAATCTTACAATGTTCTGCCATCTGACTTTATAATGGGTTAAAGAGTGGCAACTAATTTTTATTTTCAGCCATTTCCACAAGAACAAATAACTAACGAGCAATTGCTTGTTGAAGATTTGGTGATTGAAGCCATGGGTATCTATGGTATGGATGTTTACTATCTACCTAGAAGTAGTCGTGGCACCGAAGATATGTTGTATGGTGAAGATACTTTAAAACAATATCGTACTGCACACAATATTGAAATGTATCTTGAAAATATTACAGGTATGGATGGCGAACAAGATTTTATTTCTAAATTTGGTTTAGAAGTCCGTGATGAAATTACTTTATTAGTTTCTCGCCGTAGATTTAAGTATGCTGTTGGAGCTTCAGATTTTGCAACGACTGTTTTAGGCAATAGAACTCCAGAAGTAAATACAGCACCATCAAGACCAAGAGAGGGTGATTTAGTTTACATTCCTCTAATGCAAAACTTTTTTGAAATTACTTTTGTTGAACATGAAAATGACCAAGCTATGTTTTACACACTAGGTCGTGGCCGTGGCGGTAACGTTTATGTGTATGCATTAAAACTTAAACAGTTTGTATTTTCTGATGAAATTGTTGAAACTGGTGTTGCTGAAATTGATGAACAGATATTTGATGCCTATAAGAGAACTAGACTTACAGTTCAACTACCTGGTGGTTCTGGAAAATTTGAACCTGGTGAAATTATTTACCAAGGTACTGATTCAGCTAACGCTAGTGTTCAAGCCATCGTACATACTTGGACTGCTGGTAGATATGTTGATGTTATTCGTACACAAGGTACCTTTGTTCCTAACATTCGTATTAACGGTGCTACCAGCAACTCATCTTGGATAATGTCAAGTTCTAATGATAAAGTTACTCTTGATAATGCGTTTGAAGATGTAGCCGATAATAACCGTATTGAAACTGAATCCGATTCTATTTTGGATTGGACAGAAACTAACCCATTTGGTGCCGATTAATGTTAGGTCAATCTCATTTTTATAATCGTACAATTCGCAAAGTAGTCGTTGCGTTTGGATCTTTGTTTAATGACATACAGATTCAAAGATATGATGGTGCAACACTTAAAGAAATCTTTAAAGTTCCTTTGTCATATGGTGCTAAAGAAAAATACATGACAAGGTTAGCGTCAGACCCTAATCTAACAAAATCAATTGCTACAGTTGTACCTAGAATTTCATTTGATTTAACTGGCATGAGTTATGATGTAAGTCGTAAACAAATCAGCACAATTAGAAACTTTGCAGCAAATGGTGCCACATCATTTAATACTCAATATGCTCCTGTACCATATGATTTTAATTTTTCAATGTCAATCTATGTTCGCAATACAGAAGATGGCACACAAATTATAGAACAGATTTTACCATTCTTTACACCAGATTTTACCGTTACAGTTGACTTTATTCAACCAATGGATCAAAAATATGATATGCCTATTATTCTTAATTCGGTAAATACAACTACCGATTATGAAGGTGAAATGATGACTACAAGATTAATTACTTGGGATTTAGAATTTACCGCAAAAGGTTATATTTGGCCTGCTGTTAAAGTTGGTAAAGTTATTCGTCAATCAAATACAAGTATATATTTGCAAGCAAACAATACAACATACAATTTGACAGAAACACTTATAACAACACCGGATCCTATTACTGCTGAGCCCGATGATGAGTTTGGATTCGCTCAACAAACTTTAGAAGAAACCGCATTTACATATATTGTTACCGAAACTGGTGAGAATATATTGACAGAAACATCTTTACCAATAAGAGAATAAAATGGCAAACAAAAAAATTACAGAACTTATAGAGTTACAACTAACTGATGTAGTAGATGATTTAGGACAAATTGTTTTAGTGGGAGTAGATTTATCTACTAATCCAGCTACAACAAAAAAAATTAAACTATCATCTCTCGATGCGGTTTTTGAAAGATCAATTAATGCCACAATAACTACCTCTTCAAAATTTACATTAGAGCCTATTGCTGGTACCGTTTTAGATGCCAATTATACAATACCTTTAGGATATAATGCAACAACAATAAACCCAATTTTATCTCCTGGAGTAAATATAACTATTCCTCCAGGTTCAAATTGGTCAATCAAATAAATAAAATATAGGAGTTTTAAAATGTCTAGAATTACAATTTTTGGAGATACATCCGGCAAATTAGAATTGGCTGTGGCCAATACTATTCCTGCAAATTTAACTTTCACTTTACCATCAGCAGATGGTACAGCTGGTCAAGTTTTAACAACCAATGGCGGTGGTTTATTATCATTTAGTTCAAATGATGGTACACTATCTTATGGTCAAGCTAACGCAGCTTTTGCGGCTGCTAACATTGCTGATCAAAGAGCAGTAACATCTGGCAGTTATGCTAACGCAGCTTTTGCGGCTGCTAACATTGCTGATCAAAGAGCAGTAACATCTGGCAGTTATGCTAACGGTGCTTTTGCTAGTTCTAATACAAAACTTTCGTTGACCGGTGGAACAATTACAGGTAATTTAACTGTTACTGCAAATATTTCTACTGATAATTTGACAGTAAATAATACCATAAACGTTCATGGTGTTATTGTAAACTGGCACGAACCTGTACCACTCACATCAAAAGGTGATCCTGGTGATTTAGCAGGTTATATTGCTGTCGATAACGATAAACTATATCGTTGCGTAGAAAATTACACCAATGGTGCAAACAACATTTGGAGATTTGTAAACTTCACTGGTGGAGCTTGGGGTTAATTAAGTGAAAAATACCAATGAGAAGTTATCTGAATTATTAAATGTAGAACCTATACCTGTAATCACAGAGATAGTACCCATATTAGACCCCATTCAAAACGATGCTGAGTTTGCTCGTGAGAATATTCGTGGTCTAATTGCCAAAGGTAATGATGCTATAGATGGTTTATTGCATGTTGCCAAAGAGTCTGAGCATCCGAGGGCTTATGAAGTTGCAGCTAACATGTTAAAACATTTGGCAGATATGAATAAAGACTTATTGGAAGTGCAAAAAAGAAAAAGAGATTTAGAACCAAAACAATCTAGTGATGTGAATATAGACAAAGCCGTGTTTATAGGATCAACAGAAGAATTAATCAAAATGATTAAGCTAAATAAATAGGAATATTATGGAAACATTAATTGAACAAATGAAAACAATTTTAGGTACAACTTTTGGGTTGTATTTTAAAGCACATGCATTTCATTGGAATGTAGAAGGTTCAGATTTTGCACAGTATCACGGATTCTTAGGAGATTTTTATGAGTCCGTGTATGGTAATGTTGACCCTATTGCCGAACACATTAGAGCCTTAGATTCATATGCTCCAGTTTCATTAAGTAGGATGATAGAACTATCTGATATTGAAGAAAAAGATTCTATACCAAATGCATTAGCCATGATTGAAGATTTAAAAACTAGTAATGAACGTTACATGGTTCATTTACGTGCTGGTATTGCCGCTGCTGAAAGTGCCAATGAGCCGGCAGTTGGCAATTTTCTACAAGACATTTTAGACCAACATCAAAAACACGGTTGGATGTTAAGAAGTTTTACAAAGTAAACGATGGCTATTGATGATGGTTACCTAGGTAACTCCAGTTTAAAAAAACCTGGTACCGAAATATCGTACTCTGAAGAGCAATTGATTGAAATTGCCAAGTGTATGAATGATCCCATTTATTTTATCAGAAACTATGTTAAAATTGTTAACGTAGATCGTGGTCTTGTGCCTTTCGAAATGTGGCCGTTCCAAGAAGATATGGTGCGAGATTTTCACAACAATCGATTCTGTATTGCAAAGATGCCACGACAAGTTGGAAAGACGACCACGACTGTTGGATATATGTTGTGGTCTGTTTTGTTCAACGACAACTATTCAATTGCAATTCTTGCCAACAAAGGTTCTCTTGCTCGTGAAATTCTAGGTCGAGTACAGTATGCCTATGAATATTTACCTACTTGGATGCAACAAGGTATTTTAGTTTGGAACAGAGGTAACATTGAATTAGAAAACAAATCTAAAATATATGCCTATGCAACCTCTGGTGCAGGTGTTCGAGGCGGTACATATAACTTGGTATTTTTGGACGAGTTTGCTTTCGTACCTAATAACATTGCAGAAGAATTCTTTACATCGACCTATCCAGTTATCTCATCTGGTACTACAACAAAAGTTATTATTGTTTCAACACCAAATGGTTTAAATCTTTTTTATAAAATGTGGAAAGATGCCACAGAAAAAAGAAGTTTATATAAACCAGTCGAAGTTCATTGGTCTATGGTACCAGGCCGTGATCAAAAGTGGAAAGAAGAAACAATACGCAACACCTCAGAAGAACAATTTAGGCAAGAGTTTGAAACTGAATTTATTGGTTCAACCGCAACACTTATTTCTGCTGCTAAACTTAAAGCTTTATCATATGAAACTCCAATAGAATCATCTGATGGTTTTGATGTATATGAGTATCCACAAAAAGGTCACATGTATGTTATTACAGTAGATAGTTCGGAGGGTGTTGGTCTAGACTATTCCGCTTTTTCAGTAATCGATGTTACTTCTATACCTTATCGTCAAGTGGCAAAATATCGAAACAATAAGATACCAACATTGATCTACCCAACACTTATTTACTCAGCAGGTATGAAATACAATGAAGCTTTCATTCTTGCAGAAACCAATAACATTGGTCAACAGGTAGTAGACATATTGCATTATGACCTTGAGTATGACAATATATTTAAGTTGGAACACCACAATATTAAAGGTCAACATATTTCTGCTGGTTTCAAAAGGTCGGTTTCTTTTGGACTTAGAACAACCACTTCAGTAAAGAAAATTGGTTGTGCCAACTTTAAGGCCATGGTGGAGAGTGACAAACTTATCATCAATGACCAAGACACTTTGTTGGAACTATATACCTTTTCAAGAGATAAAGATACTTACAAAGCTGAAGAAGGCAATCATGATGACATGGCCATGACTTTGGTTATGTTTTCTTGGTTGGCTGCACAGAGTTTCTTCAAAGAAACAACAAACGGAGATATTCGTAGGCGATTGGTTGAAGAACAAAACTTATTGGTCGAAGAAAATATTGCACCTGTAGGTATTTTTGATGATGGTATTAAAGAAGAAGTTGTTGACGATGGTAATAATAGATGGTCTTTTGTAAAAGACCGTGGGTATCCATCCTCAATTTTATAAAAACATAAATACATCATAAAATCGCATATCAGCCTGCAAATAAAGGAGATTAAACTATGGCTTTTCAACTATCACCAGGCGTGAATGTATCAGAAGTTGACCTTACTACAGCTATTCCTTCTGTTTCTACTACTGTTGGTGCTTTTGCCGGAGATTTTCAATGGGGACCTGCAAATGAAATAGTAACTATTTCAAATGAAGTTCAGTTGGTCGAGAGATTTGGCAAACCCGATAGTAATACATTCACCAGCTTTTTCACAGCATCAAACTTTTTACAATATTCAAATGACTTACGAGTTGTACGTTCCATAGGTAGTGGTGCATTTAATGCTACTACAACTGGAACTGGTGTTTTAATTGAAAATATTTCTGACTATGAAGATAACCATTCTTCAGGTTCAGGTTCGAATGTTTTTGGCGCAAAATATCCAGGTCTTTTAGGTAACTCTCTTAAAGTTTCTATTTGTGATTCTAATACTACTCTTTTAGCCACTTGGGAATATGCTGACGAATTTGACAGCAATCCATCAACCTCAGAATATTTAATTAGAAATAATAGTAATGCTGGTTTGGCTAATGATGAAATGCACATTGTAGTTCTTGATACTACAGGAAGAATTAGTGGTACCGCCAATACTATTTTAGAAAAATTTTCTTTTGTTTCTAAAGCAAGCGATGCTAAAACCGATGACGGTTCAAGTAATTTCTACAAAGATGTAATCAACAATCGTTCCAAATATATTTGGTGGTTATCACACCCATCAGAGGGTACCAATTGGGGTAGAATTGCTGGAGACAATTTAGTTTATACGAAAGTGGCCTCAACAGACTACACTTTAAGTGGTGGTGTTACTGCTGCTCCATCTGCCGCTAATCGAAATACATCTTACGATCTATTTAATAATCCTGATACTGTTGATATTTCTTTTATTCTTGCTGGTGAAACTTCAGGTTCAACAACAATTACCGCTCTTGAAGCTATAGCTGAAAGTAGAAAAGATTGCATAGTATTCATTTCTCCACAAAGAAGTGATGTGGTAGATAATTCAGGTAGTGAATCTACAGCTTTGCAAACTTTTAGGCAAACAACTTTATCTTCTATGTCTAGTTCTTACTTAGTTTGTGATTCTGCTTGGAAATATCAATTCGACAAGTACAATGACGTGTATCGTTATGTACCATTAAATGGTGACATAGCAGGTCTATGTGCAAGAACAGATTTGCAACGTGACCCATGGTTCTCACCTGCAGGTATTAATCGTGGACAAATCAAGAATGTAATTAAACTTTCTTGGAACCCAACAGCATCACAAAGAGATACATTATATAAAAATGGTATCAATCCAGTCGTAACATTCCCTGGTGAAGGTACAATTCTTTATGGTGATAAAACTTTCTTGACAAAACCATCTGCGTTTGATCGCATTAATGTTCGCCGTTTATTCATTGTATTAGAGAAGGCTGTTGCTAGAGCTGCACGTTCTTCACTATTCGAATTCAATGATGACTTCACAAGAGCTCAATTTGTTAACTTAGTTGAACCGTTCTTGCGTGATGTTCAAGGTCGCCGTGGTATCTATGACTTCCGTGTTGTTTGTGATACTACAAATAATACAGCTGAAGTTATTGATACAAATCGTTTTGTTGGTGACATTTACATTAAGCCTGCTCGTTCAATCAACTTCATCCAACTCAATTTCGTTGCTACCCGTACCGGTGTATCATTTGACGAAATCGTTGGACGATTCTAATAAATAGAGGGATAGGAGAAATCATATGGCATTTAATGTAAATCAATTCCGCTCTCAGATGACTGGAGATGGTGCCCGCCCAAATTTATTTGAGGTGTCGTTACCATTTCCTAACTTTGCAGCACCAGGAACAGCACAACAAAAAACGACATTCATGTGTCGTAGCGCACAGTTGCCAGGTTCAACACTTGGTATTGTGCCTGTAAATTATTTTGGTCGTGAATTAAAATTTGTAGGTAATAGAACATTTGTAGACTGGACAATCAACGTTATTAATGACGAAGATTTTATTATCCGTAATGCATTTGAACGATGGATGAATGGTATAAACAGTCATTCATTGAATGTTCGTAATCCTGCGGCTCAAACACCCGTTAGTTATTCCGTTGATGGTGAAGTTCGCCAATATGGTAAAGCAGGTGATACAATTAAGAAGTATAAGTTTATTGGTTTGTTCCCAACCGATTTAGCTCCAATTGAGTTAGATTGGGGTTCAAACGATGCAATTGAAGAATTCACCGTGACTCTCTCCTACCAATGGTGGGAATCGGCTGAAGACGCTGTGGTATAAAAGTGGGGGATATTCCCCTACTTTTATTTTTTTAGGATGAATGAATAATGGCAATAAAACTTTTCGGTTTTACTCTCGGTCAAAAAGATGTAGTTCAGG